GGAGGGTGTTATTGATAATCCGAATTTTTTATTCTGAACATCATCTAACATTTTTTCTGTATCTACTACTTCTTTTGCCATTTTATTTTCCTCTATTTACAATCGCAATTTTCACAATTACAATTTTCACAATCGCAATTTTTACAATCACAATTTTCACATTTGTATTCTATCATTACTCTTCCTCGTCTACAACTTCGTCTACTGGAATAAAACTTGGTTCTACTACTTCTGAAAATTCACTATCACAAAAATCTGAATTATACCAAAGTCTTGATAATGAACCACGATTTTTATTTATTTCAGATTGAGAAGTATCACAATATACTAATACTTCAACAAAGTTGTCGTCTTCGCCATATTGTCCTTGTATATCTCCACACTTGCCTGGAAATTCTCCGCTATCCAAACCATCTGTATCGACACAATCTTCACTACAAGGTTCTGTTGCTACTCCTAAACCTGCACTTGTAATATGCCCTTGTTCTATTAATGTCTCTAACATTGTCATTTTTTATCTCCTAAAAATCAAACCCGAATGATAACATCAAGGTTTCGTTATGAAAGCTATCTTTGTTAATAAGATATGCTAAATCTATATTTATAAATTCGGTTACGATTCCACCACCAAATGTGATATAATCAACTTCAAATTCTGGTTCTGAATAATATCCTAATCTGACACTACCCGTGTTTCCTAATAAGTATTCACCACCAATCCCAAATGAAGAATAATCTTCAAAAAGTTTTACATCCGACAATATACTAAAATCTTTGATTGAGTGTTTAACACCTATACCAAATGATATTGGAAGTTTAACATCCTCTTCACTAAATTTTGATGTTCCACCCAAGTCTTTTAATACTAAGCCAAGTGAAGTATTATTGAATTGCTTATGAACACCAAAGTCTAAACCATAATTCATAGAAGTTCCTTCAGTTTCGTAAATGTCGTGTTGGTAAACATTAAATCTACCACCCAATAACCAACCATTTAAGTCGTGTCCATAACTAAAACCAACCTTTGTTGATGATGAATTAAAATCTCCAATAATAATACCACCCTGGTCTGCTTCTGTTTGACTACCATAATCAAAATAAAATAGTTCAATACCAAACTTACCTGAATTATATTGTAAATTGGCATATCCCATATCATCTACTAATGTTGGTAACCATTTTACATTTGATATAATTACTCTACTTGAATCCAATACAAATGCTGGATTATGATGTAAGTTATTAGAATTAAAATTTGCTATACCTGTATTTCCTGTTCCTGCACTATAAATGCTTGGATTAATTGTAAATATATTATTTGCTTGTGCAAATAATGTTCCTGTTAAAATTAATAAACTTAATAGTTTTTTCATTTTCTACTATCTCTCCCGTCATAGTCCCATTTTTTCTTTTGGTAACTATATTTATGTGATTCTTCTCCAAAGTAATATCCTACACTAAAAATTACGATAGCACCTACTATTCTTTGGGTTCTTTTCTTTTGTTTCCAATTTTGGTGATATGTTTTTTTATGCATTTTTTTTTCATATTCAGAAGTCAGTAACAAATGTTTATGTTTGTAGTCATCAACTACTTTCCTATCGTGCATTTTCATCTTCATAATCATATTATCAACTTCATTCTGTCTGTTCATATTCTTTTGTCTCCAGATTCTTTCTTGTTGAAGTTTGTCTTGGTGATTATCCATTTCTCTAATTTCTTGTCTAGCTTCATCAGTATCATTGATTGTTTGTCCTAAACAATTAGTTGTAAAGAATGTCAAAAATATAATTGCCATTGTTGTTCTTAATACAAATTCTCCTGTATCAGAGAATATATGGTTGAGTATTTTTCTCATTATCATTTCCCTATTTTATTATTGTAAATTTCTTAGACTTAATTTTGTTTTCTGTTTCCATTACGAATAGATAAATACCAGAATCTAATTCTTGGTATCCACCAAATCCTTCACCGAAAGCATCTGGCAAGTCTGAAAAAGTATATGTGTGCATTCCGTCATTAACGACTTCATCTAATAAAGTTCCAACCTTTTGACCATTAGCGTTATAAATACTAATTGATACTTGACCAGTTGATTCCATATAGAATTGGAAGTTAATTGAACTATGTTCACTATCTTTATATGGATTTGGATAAACATAAGTCATCTCGTCTTCTGATGGTTGTCCACCACCGAACGCCCAAAACTTATTCCATATTCTAATCTTACCACTTTGTCTATCCATAAACAAGTCATCACCATTTGGATTACCAGCGTTAGATTTTCCTACAAATTGTAAGTCTGCTTCTGTCCATTCTTGGTTGTTGTTTTCATTTAGTTTTGAATTAAATATTAATTGTAAACCAATCATTTCTTCTGTTATATAATAATCTTCTGGTGCATTGTTTGGTGAATTTTCTAATGCTCCAAATGAAATTATTTTGTATCCATCATCATCAATTTCACTTTCGTTTAAATAAGTCATCCAAGGTCCTGGTAAAAGTCCTGTTTGTGCGTCTATAAAAGTTAGTTGTTCTTCTTTATATCTAACTTCAAACTCAAATCCTGCAATCTTTGTAGGTAGTCCTGTTAACTCATCTACACTTGGTTTAATAGTTAATGGAACTACAACTTGATTACCCATTTGAACTTTAACACTTCCATCATCTGGTAATGTTAATCTTACATCAGGTGTTGCTGTTGTAGCCATAATTTTACTAGCTCCATCATATCCACCATTTGTATTTGTATATGTCCAAGCTGAAGGAGCGTCATCGCAACTTGCATTTACACAATTTTGATTCCAAGAACCATCTCCATTTCCGTTCTGAACCGTATGTGTTGACCAACGATAATATGTTGTTCCACCATATGCGTCTTGATATCCATCTCCACCTGATTCTTGAACTTTTGTTCCTGATAAATTCATATCACCTGTAAAGTATAATGCTACATCATCATATGTATAGTCTGGATTTACATCTCCGTCTGTTGTTACATCTGGGTCATCAAAGGTTGATGTTCCTGCTAAAATTACTACTTGTAAAGTATCTAAACCTGTTTGAACATCATCCATTAAAGGATTAAACCACGCAACACCACCACCATCTTTGGTAAGTTCTGCAGTTTCTTGTGCTAAATCATCATCAAGGAATACTGTAAATTCTCTTCTTTGTTTTGTATCACCACCTCTAAGTGCTTGGTAATAAGAAAGTGTTTCTGAATTTCCATTTGCTTTTAAATTATCAATACTTGACCATTGTTGATATGAGTTTCCATTAACGTGAGTATATGATGTTGAAAATACTCCACTTGTGTATGCCCATAAGAAATATGTATCATTCAATTGAAATACATCATCTCCGTCAACATCACCAATTAAATATGTACTTGGTGTTGCCATTTTAATATCAGTAGTAGTTTCAAATTTGTTTGATTGAAAATTAAATGATGCGATTGCGTCATTAATGTTTGTAATCGCTCCCCTATCTAATTCTAATTGTGTGTGAGCGCCGATATCATCATTTGCGTCAGGTGGCCAGAACGAAACACGATAAGTATTATTTCGTGGTAATTGGATATTGTAATATCCATTTTTATCTGTATAGGTGTAATCAAAATATGATACTCCTAAGAATCCTTTACCTGGTAAAGTTTGAGATGCCAAAGCTGTTGGTGTGGTTGTGTCTGTTAATTTATAATAGTAATAAGTTCCACTAGCGTCTCCAATAACATCATCACTTAAATCTTCATCTGCCGTGTTTGCGTCATCTGCAATACTTTCTACATTATACCAATTACTAAATGGTGTATTACTATCTACATTTGGATTTGCTTCATCTAATTCAAATACAACTTTCCAATAAGGATAAGTTTTTTGTGAAAAGTTTTCACCTGAGTCTTTGACTCCATCTCCGTCTGCATTATTCCATTCTCCAATATATCTACCGAAACCTTCAATATCAACGAGTTTTGGGTGTAGACTTAAGTCTCCTCTTGCTCCACCATTACCAGTATTATCATTTGCTGTGTCAAAGTTTCCATCAATGTATACTTTGTAATCTAATAAATAATCATCAGATACATAAGTATAATACCCACTACCACCACTATAAAGTGTTGGTATTCTAAATGACTTTGGTTGATAATTGTCAACTACATCATTGATTCTAAATTTTAATTTAAGAACTTGTGCTTGATTTCCATTTCCACTACCAAATGTTTTATCTGGTGTTCCATCTCCATTAGCATCATTTCCGTGTGATACCATAGTGACTCTTAACCAATCATAGCCTGTATCGACTGCTGAAGTTTCATTACCACTACTTTGAATAGCATCTGTATATCCTACATTTGAATAATGAACTACTTCAAAAGAATAATCTGTGGAAGCATTTGCTGTTTCATCACCCTCTGTCCAACCTGCTATATGACTACCCACAATTACTCGTGAGTTTCCTTGACTCCAAGCATTGACCGATGTTTCTGTATTAGTCCCATCATTTTCAACCCAAGTAATTAAATCATTGTCAAACGCAATGTCAAATCTAAATGCAGTAATATCTTGTCCTACATCATCAAGAGTGACTTCCATTTCTAAAATGTCATCTCTCCAAGAATCAAAATTATTATTTTTTAGCGCTGGTGTTGCTATATCATCCGCTAGAAAAGTTTGTAGTTGCACTGTTGTCTGTGCCTTCCACCAATATTCCGGGGTTTTCCATTCCCCTATTTGTTTTACTCTTATGATTGGATTCTGTGCAAATACAAATCCAAACATAACCGCCGTTATAACCATCTTTTTCATAAAACGAAACATTATGTTCTCCGTTAAGGTTCAATTCAATCAGTCGTTAAACTGATATTTGTTCAATAATAAATATAAAGTTAAGAAAGATTATACATCAAAACGAACTACAAAAGTAGTTTCAATTTCATCACTTAATCTGATAGGTTTTCCGAGTTTTCCGTGAGCTATTAATTCGTTATCTTCAGTATAAAGACCGATATCTGTCACGTATGGTTTGAATTCTGAGCCAGTTACCATTGCTAATGATTCAGTTGCAGCGTTGTAAAATGTTGCATAACTTCCTGTTCCTTCTCCTGATGGATTATGGCTTGGTGGAAAGTAATTAGACATAGAAACTGCACCCTCTTTTACTGTAATACTACCACTTCTATCAGGTGTTAAACTGATATTTGTTGAAGTATTAAATTCAAAAGGTTTGGCCTTTACGAGATACTCATATTCATATATTGTATGAGTTGCTTGATATTTTAATGTATAGGCAGATATTGCTGCATCAGCATAAGAACCTGTATCGGTAAAGACTAATAGTCCTTGTGGATACATTATATTACCGACTTCGCTACCACTACCTACTGCATTTGTAGTAGTTGTACTACCACTTAAAAATTTGTTTGTTTTGAATGTTGAGAAACTTGCAGAGTGTGCGTTGTCATAAAGATTTCCTTCTCCGTCATCTCTAATGTCAAATGTTACACTTCCAATCGTTACCGATAAATCAAGACTACCTGGTTTTATTTCTTCTCCAAATAAATCTCTACCAACACTTAGTATTGAAGCCGATGTATTTAGATTTTTACTTACAATTCCTGGATTGTAACTTGCCGTAATGTGATTAGCATAAAATGTCTGATTCAACATATGCCAAGTTGGTGATGAAAAATATCGTGTTGTTATTGAACCCGATACGACTTCAGTCACTGCGTCTGATGCGCTTGCGTAATTTAATAAAGAACCACTTCTGGCTTTTATTCCCCATACACCACTACCACTATCATTGTTAGTGAATGTAAAGTTTTTATGTGCCTTGAAAGGTCTTATTGATGCTTCTTGTAATTCAAGATTCTTGAACATTATTTTGTCCTAAAAATCAAGTTTCACTTTTATAATAGCTTCCCTTGAATATGAGTTTAGTAAAGGTTGAGACAATTTAGCAATTGCTAATAGTTCATTCGCATCATTATAAAGTCCGACTTGTGTAATGAAAGTTTTTGGGTCTTTAAAGAATGTTGGTTGAGTCAATGAACCATCTGAACCTGTTGCAAAGGTTGGATTAGAACTAAAATTAAACTTCTTGTTGTTTACACGAACAAAGAAATTTGTTGAACTAATTTCCTCTTCTCTACGAGCTGCAAAATATGAACCAGATTTAATACCATTATAGAATGCTTGTGGTCTGTTGGTAAATGCGTCAGCTGACCTAGCGTTCGCTCCTAATCCACCACTCAATTCTGCCATTTTAGCATTCAATAGTACGATTCCTAAATCAGGATAAAATAATCCATAAGAACCAAATAGAGTTTCAGCTGCTGCTGTTACATTAACTCCGTCTGCTACTGAACCACTAACGACATTAAATACTCTACCACCTTGATTAACGGTAACATTTGTTGCTGCTCCACTATCATCAATTAATTTTACAACACCTGCTGCAGTATCACCTGCTGGCATATTACCACCTAAGTGTAATTCCCAATTTCCTGGGTCAATCTTTTCTCTCTGTCTTGCTCTTTGGAACGAAACAAAGTAAAAGTCTTTATCGCCTGATGCTGTTGGTGATGCGGTAAATTCAAACTTATCTGTGTTTGGTGCTAACAATACATTTCTAAACTGACTATATAGTGCAGCCGATTGTCTACCACCTGTTGTTAATTTTGTTGTATTTCCTGTTGAACCACTTCCGTCAAAGTGTGCATATCCAACTGCGTATTGGACTTCTGCTGAACTTGAAAGATTTGGGTCTTCGTTGTAAATATCTAAAAAGGAACCTGTAATGTTTCCGTTTGTTGATTGTGTGAATGCTGCTTCTAAAGTTCCTGAACCACCTGACCATAGTCCACTTGAAATAGTTGTTCTTTGATTTTCAACTACATCATTCTCTTTATCAAATATTTGAAATGTTGACATTAATTACTCCTTATACTTTACTTGGGTCTGCTTTAACTGTTACTGGTAATGTGAATTGTGCACCTGAAGTGTTACCTACCACAGTTATATTTGTTGAAGTTTGTGCTGTTATTGACCTTGATATCAAATTAACTGATTTAGCAACTACTGTAATTGAACGTTTTCTTTCACTTTCGTTTAAGAATACTGCTGTTGTTGCTCCTTTACCAGTTGGGAATGTATCAAATTCTTCTTGTACTATTCCGCCCTTACCAAATGTATTCGATTTCATTTGTGCATTAGAGTTAGCAACTGCTGTACCTACTGGTGTAATATTTGCTAAGTCTCCGTTCATCAATACAAATGTGTATGATGTGTCAATACCATTACGAGTGTTTGGTGTAATGGTTTGAGTTTGTCCTGCTGCTTGGAAAGTTAATGATGGACTTGGCAATTCCAATATAGGAAGTTTTGCTGTTTCCTTTGGAAGTGTTGTCAATTTATATCTCATTAGCTGATTTTCATCTACGAACGCTTCTAATAACGGCATATTTTCAATTACTGCCCCATAAAAGTTTGACCCGTTTGGGTGTGTTGTATCGTAAAGGTTGTAATCAACCTCGTCATCTGCTAATGCAAATTTTGTTACTTTAAATTCATTTTGCCCTCTTGCCAAAAGTTCACGACCTTTTTTTGTCAAAATTGCGTCTACTGTTATACTCGTGTTGTCTAAAAATCCCATTTTTTATTTGCTCCTGTGGAAATTATATAACTATTCTTGTTCTCTAATAAATATAAGAAAGTTAAATTTTCCATTAGTTTTAATCCGTTCTTAGTTTAGTTATGTCTGAATCTTGTGTTACTATCGTTGTTGGTGATACTTGATTAACCTCAATAGGTTCTTTTCCATCAATAGTATCATCTCTTGTAAGTTTTGTTCCGAGATAAAATGTTCTAAATAGCGGTGAATCATATGCAATACTCTGTAAATCACTTGTTATAAATGATGAACTATATGCTAAGGTTGTTCCAACCGATGCGCTATAGGAACTTGAATAAAAGAATACTTGTTCTTGATTATTTTCTGATGCTCTTGAAGCAGTTATATTCGGTTGTAAAGTTTCTGTAAATATCTTGTTACTTGTTCCTGCCGTAACACTTGCAGTTGCATATAATGAACCAAATTCACTTCGTGGGTCTAATGCGTCCAACACCATTAAAGAGCGTTGGTTTAAGAATCCCAATGATGAACCTGTACTATTGTTTAAATTAATTAAACCATCATATGTGTTGTATTCACCACTTGCTTCAAAGTAATTATCATCTGAACCTGTAATATATCTCGTTATCTTTATCCCTTCGTCAAACTCTCCTGCATTTTCAAAATAACGATTTTCAAATTCTGGTCTATCACCGATAATTTGTTTACTTCGTTCTAAAATATTTGGTTCAATTAATATACCAACCGAAGTTTTTGCTCTTGCAGGAACTAAATTTTTTATTTGTGTAAATACACTTGAATCATAGAAACTCAATATTCTTAAATAATCAAAGAAGTTATTTGTATTCGTATATCGTTTAAAATATTCTCTACGAATACTTCTTAATTCTGGATAATTAACTCTAAATTCATCTCTTGGGTCTCCGATGTAATCATCAAAATCAAAGTCTGCTACACTATACATTATATCTTCATTCACTACATCAGTTGGTGCAAAATAAATACCAAGTTTATTACTATCTATTGGTGCAAAGTCATCTGATGATTTTTCTTTTCTAACATTATAAACTAATGGTTGTTTGATTGTAGTGTCTTCAATTCTAATCTTTGTAGCGTTTCTACGAGTTCCACCGATATCAGGTACTCTTAATTTTTCTTGGTCAACTAATGTTCTTGAGAAATTACCCGTAAATCCATTTACATCACTACCAGAAGGTCCTGATTCATATGTTAATAAATGTGCAGCGTTTGATAGTGTTGGTGATGAGTTTAAATTTTTATTATCATTTAATTCATAACGAACCAATAAATCATTGTATGATGATGAAATACTATTTCCATTATATGCTTTTGGTGCTCTAACGTGATTATTGAATACACTTGAACTTAATGGTTCTGACCATACACGGAATTCCATTAATGAACCCGTAAATGTATTTGCGCCAAATGCACTACCACTACCACCAATATAAAGATGTCCACTTGATGTGTATGCAGCATTTAGTTGACTACCTGATATATTGTTTACATCTGTTGCTAAACTTGAAGTGTGTGTTTGTAAACTTTCACTTGATTGATATAGAATTCTTTGTTTTGTTGAATCGTATTGTTTCGTTGTCAATTCATAAACACTCTGACTCAATATTTTATCATCAGCAACCTCATTTCCATCTGTATCTTTTCTTGTCAACATTACTGACCAAAAGTCATCGTTATAAAATGGTAATAAAGATGAAGTTATAAATTGGTCATACACTTGGTCTGAACCACTTATTTCAAATCTTAAAAATCCATAATCATCTGTTTCTCCATTATCTTGTAATGAAATAGCAAAGTCATTTTCTTTTTGTACAATTATAGTATCTTGTGATTTAGGTGTTCTGAATCTAAATTCTATTGTATCGGGAACTTGTCCGTCTGTTGCAGCTTTCCAATGTGATTTAATATATTGAGCTGCTCTAAAGTCTGTTGCTCTTGTGAACTTTCGTTTAATTTCATAATTAACTCTTGTTCCTTTGTCAGGCCCACCATATTCTCTAACTCGTAGTATTGAACTCGGTATACCATAACAATTTAATAATCCCTTTAATGCTCTTCCCGTTCCCTTTGATTTAATAAAGTAAGGTAAGTTTGCTAAAATTCTTTTCCATATTTCTTCAGTAACTTCTTCTTGTGGTGAATCATATAATGAAGCTCCATCCACATCATTACCTAATAGATATTCAGGTAAATTTACTAAGTCGTTTCCACTCGTTAAATTTAATCCAAGTGCTTGTGCATATTTTTGTGCTACATCTTTTGATATACCTTCTGATATCTTTTCTACTCTCTTATTAACATCCGTAATCGATTTAGTATAAGTCCATATTTCATCAAATTGTTGTCCTACCATATCCATAAATTCTAAGAATACATTGTTTTCAGTATCTTGATTAATGTGTAATGGTAATGAATTTCTCAATGAATTCATATTTCCTTGGTCATAAGCAGAAGCACTTGTGGTCATAGTAGTATACCAAGTTGCTGCAGTTGAGCCGGTTGTGTGAGCTAATGTATAAGGTGATGTTGAAGTTTCTTTAGGCCAACTTGTATCGTGAAAGAGTCCGTCAGAAGAACTTACAAAAGATGAACTCTCAAAATATAAGTAATGTTCATATGGGTCAAACGAATTAATTACTCGTTGTCTTTTTCTTTGTAAATCTAATCTCGTATCTGCTGAACTTGATACGGTTGTCAATGAATGACTTGCTACACTATGACTTTCAATCAATATTAATTTATCTTTAAAGTTACTAAGTCTTGATTCTGCATTTGAAAAATTAATAAAGTTTCCAAAGCCCGTATCGTCATTTTCTATTGATAAGTCTGTTGTAGTTTTTTGATAATCTATATTTGGTTGAACCTCTAACAAACTACCCGATATTAACATTCTTTCAATATCTCGTGAGTCATCATCTTTATTACTCAATAACCCATCGTGAGATTTATAATTTGTTCCTTGAAAATCTATTGGGTTATCAACTGAATTTAAATTTGGTATTCTTAAAAATAAATTATTATCTTCTGCTTCTATAAATGGATTTAGTGTAACTACATCTTTGTAGTCTGGTAATCTTTTTTCTACAAATATAACTTTATCATCTATACCTACATTTTTTAAAGGCTGTTTTAATTTAACAAATCTAGCGTTACCACTAGCGCCAAGTTCTTCATTGGTAATTAAATAATACTGATTATCTTTTACCATATAGGTTTTGTATCTTTCAATATTATTATTTATATAATTAACTCTAAAATTTTTAAATTTAGTTGATACTTGGTCATCACCTTTATGTTTATATAAATTTACTCCATCATTATAAGATAAATTAACACGAATACGATTACTATCCAGTACCTCTGTAATTGTTGCTAAATAATCTCTTGGTTTTAATTTTGCTTGTGCTTGAGTGGTAGTAATAATTCTTTCTTTTGCCATACCACCTGTTCCACCATCTTCATTTTCAGTATTGGATTCGATAATTTTTTTAGGAGCTTTTGGAATTAGTCTTGCTAATCCTGCTTCTTTTAAAGCCTTTTTAGTTTCTGGCTTAACTTCAAATGGTTGTCCAGCGTCATCTTTGCCTGTTGCGACGTGTTCTGCAAAATCTTCTCTTAGCATTTCAATAGCTGGTGGTGGATTTTCAGGGTCAAATCCCATATCTTTGATTGGGTCTAATGTAACTTTTCCACCTTCACCAAGTTCTTCTAATACTACTCCACCTGGTCCAAGAATTTCTGTTATACCATCTGGTCTTAATTTTGTTGGTGCAACTTCTTTCATTGGTGTTTGTACACCGATAGTAGTTGCAACTCTAATTGCTGGTGGTGGTAAAATTGCTGGTGCTGGAATAACCAATGGTTTAACTGGTGATGGTAATGATACTCCCTTTATAACTTTTGCTACTTCTTCTGATTGTATTTCTGCCTCAACATTTTGTTTTATCTTTTCTTTATATAAAGCAAAAATATTTGCTATAGCACTACCTATTTGTGAAGTATCCCTTGCTTCAGTTGTGTCTTCTATCTTAGGGCGAACGGGTAAACTTGGTGCTCCACCACCCGCCGGTAGTTCGTTAGAAATCTGTTGATTTCTGTTACTGCCTTCGGATGTTGTTCCAAATGTTTCTTCTGCTCTTGTTCTAGCCATTAGTAATCTCTATCTTGTGATTGTTCTTGAAGTGTCGCATCTGCTACTTCATCACCTTGTGATGCTAATTCAATTAATTCTTGTTGTGATAAATTTCTATAATCATCTTCAGTAACTGGGTCTTCTTGTGCAGTTGAAGTATCTTCGTTTGTTGTATCTTCATTACCTGTAATCTTATATAGACTCGGTATAATAATTTGCCCACCGACCATATTTTGTGTAAATCCCCTATCTCTTGGATTGATATCAAACTCTAAAACATTTTGGTCTTTAGTATCAAACTTAATCAATCCACCATTATCTGCTTCAATAGGGCTATACTCAATCATAGCATTCATTTCTTTGAAGTCATTTAAATATTCTACATTTCTAACCAAGTTGTCAGTTATAATTTTTGCTTCTGTTTTGTCCGGCGAAGTTTCGCTAATAATATATTTCTGTTCTCTAATAAATACTTCAATGGGTTCTGCATTTGATTTTTCAGAATCAGAAGTTTCTTGGAAGTATCTCACTTCCCCATTGATTATTCTTCGTTTAGCTTCACCTTTATATAAAGTTCCGTCTTCCTTGATAAAAACATTTCTTGGTCTACCTGCTAATCGTCTTAAAAATTTATAAGTAACTTTATAATTACCATCTCTAAAACCTAAACTTCTTAAATGTTGACCTATATCTAAATCAACAAAGGAACCATCGGTAGTTACTTCAAACTCACCCAACCCCATTATTCTTGTTACGAGCAATATATCGTCCATATCATAAACATACAACGCAATATAATCATTGGTAGTATCTTTACCGAAACTACTATAAACTTTACCTGGTTGGTAATAGTTTATTTTTTCTTTGTCCGTAAATCCGTATTCTAATGCCATTGTTACCCTTAATTAAGTTTCTTATCTATTATGTATGGGAATCCCAATTTTAACCATATTATTTGACCTTGTAGTGTTCTGTATAAATGGTCTTCAACTATTTCATCATAACGAAAACTTTTTAAATCTTTAAGTATTTCGATTAGTCTTTTACCACTTATACCTCTAACATCTCTCTTTGTATTAACTCTAAATGATTCCCAACCATCAGCGTTAACATCCTTTTTATCTTTTGCGTTTTCTTTAAAAAACTTTAATATCTTTACGTGTAATCCATCCGTTGAGATATCTGGTCGGTTGTCTTCGTTGAAATACTCATTAACAAATTGAACTAAATAATCTCTTATGGTTGCTTGAAATTGAACAACTTCATCTGTTGTATCGGTTGAGTCTGTTGTATCAGTTGTTGAACTACCTTGTCCTTGTCCAGCTTCAAAAAAAGTAAAACTATTGTCAAGTTTTCTCATAAAAAATTGTTGTTTGTTTTCTAAACGAACTTGTTGAAAATCTTGTTCTAATGCAAGTCCATCTATTGAACCCTCAAATGATTGTAGTATTCCGTCTGAATCTCGTAGTGGTGCTTTAGCATCAACAACTGAACCTGATATGGTTGTTTTCTTTTTTAGGTCTTCAATTTCATTTTGATATTCTAAGATATCTCCACTTAGAAGATTGTCATATAATTCTGATTTCTTTCTTGCGTCGGAAGGTAAATATGGCATTTTATCTCACCACTCTAAATTCAAATTCATCATCATAGAAATTAATTTGTTCATCCGTAGTGTCACTACCACTAATTACTTTAATAGCAAATCTATAATTTCTCTCTGCTTGTAGTCCGTCCATTTGTATATTAAAGAAGTTACTTGTTGAATCACAACTAATCTTTGAACCTGTTCCAAATGGAATTATTTCTTCCTCTGTTTCTGCGTCACGAACTGAATAAAAAGCAGATGCACTTGGTAAATATTTTACATCTAATTCTGCGGGTGTTGTAGCAAAAGCGGTTGTTGGATATAATTCTCTACCAACTATTCTTAATTTTACTTTTGACTTTTCCTTATATTCAGGTCTTAAATTTTTAAAATATATTTTTAATCTTTCTAAGTCTGTTGAACTTAGTGCTGATAAACTTCCTGTTGCCCAACTTGAGTCATCCCATACTGCTTCCAACTTAGGTGGATATATTGTATGTGTTTCTCTTGAAAAGAATTTTAGATTTCCTAAGCGAGTTGAATCACCTTCTTGTCCTGTATTGAAAGTAAAACTTGCTGTTGCGTGATTGTTTCCATATGAACCACTATCCTCTCGTTTCAGAATAAACCCGTTGTTCGGATATACTGAACTTGAGTAAACCCAATTGTTTACCATATCGGTAACGTCTGCTCTAACATCTTTCTTGTCAAATGTAATGTCGAATGAAGAACTAATACCATATTGTTGATTAGCATCAATACTTGCTGTGAACCAAGTACCACCCTCAGTCAATACTGAACCCGTTATCCAAGGCGTTGTTGCTGCGTGATTACGATATTGATAACTTGCTCCATCATCCGTTACTGGATTGTGGTCAAGTTTTCCTGTTCCTGCAGTCCAACTACCACTTACCATATAGATATGTAGTGATTGTTCTGCCTCAACTTCTTCTGAAGTTGCGTCGAATAAGTTTAAAAAGAATTTTGTTCCTGTTGGCATTAAACCACTTTGGATTGATTCTGAAATATATGTTAAATCAAAATCCATCAATACTCTTGATACATTTGCTATACTACCATTTTGCTGAACGACTTTATTAACTTCTAATATTTCGTCTAATCCAGTATTTCTGGAAGCTGTTGTTCCACCTGAATAAAGTGTTGTATCTCGTTTTCCAAATTCAAAATAATGCATTATTTATCTCCCAATACTCTTCCCTCAATATCACTATCAGGGAATTTCAGTTCAAATATACTTGGGTCTAATGATGGATATATAACTCCGTCTTTTGATGCGGAATCTATATCATAAACATTACCACTATAATTGTCTGTTGTTTTGTGTTTATTCGTAATAACAATTAAATTCTTTTGTGGGTTGTTTGTTTCTGGTGGAACGATTGAAACTACTCCGTCCACTAATGAAATCTGATATGCTAAGTCACTCAAAATTATTGGTTGATTGATTTGCCACTTTTCTGTTGCAAAGAATCTCTTTACTTGTTGTATTGCTCTGAACATTACATCATTTTTATTAAATCCTCTACGAGTTAATATATTAAACTTAACTCCAATATTAATAACATAAGCGTCTTTAAGATTAATTGCATCTGTTAATAATCTATATTGTGAAAGATATAATTTTAAATTTTGTTTTACCGCATTGTTTACTTGAGTTAATTTTTTATTCCCCGTATATCCTAATAAATACATATTTAATGCCATAGGATTAGGAATAGTTGTAATGTTTCCAACTCTCTTTGCTACTCCATCAATAACTTCTAATTGTCCATTTTGTTCTAATTGTTCATCTTGAACAATAAATGCTTTTGCAATATTACCATATTTCTGTGGTAATGAATAAACTCTTGTAATATAGTCTGCTCTTGTTACTGCTCTGTTCTGTGCATTAAAGTATGCAGCTGCATTTAATTTTATCTCAGTTAGTGTTTCTTCACTTGCTCCACCTGAACTCGGTGATTCATTATAAATTATCAAACTTAAATTTGATGTATCTTGTAAAGTGGCATCTAAACCTGCTGTACTATTTGTGTAAGTCTTTCTATTAAATCTATTGATAGCATTTGATGGAACATTATCTTCAACACTACCACCATAATTATATTTTACAGTTATTGTAGTGTTTGATGGTGCTAATCCAAATGTTTGAGTTTTTAAAAAATTGGTTGGGTCAAATGACTCATCTAATCTTGAAATACCTGTTCCTAATGATGAACCCACATTATCTGGATTTGGAATCAAATCTTCATCAGCGTCTGCACTAATACCACTACCGAATCTCAATTCCATTTTATTATCATCACGAACATAAGTTGTAAATCTTCTAGCTGTTTTGATTAATTTTAATAAGTATGGTGAATCATTTTGATGTTCGGATAAAGCTGGGTCATTAAGTGATGTATTTTCTTCTGATTCAAATACAGTATCTTGTGCTAAGAACGGAACTTGATACCAAGTATTATTTTCACTATCAGTTACCGATACAATCTCAGTTGCCTTTTCGTTTGATAAAACTATTTTGTCAAACTTTTTAGCGCCGGTAAATGTAAATGTTTCAGTTTCTCTTACTCCCGATTTTGCTAAAACTCTTTTAGTCAATCTATAATTTAGTGGAACATCTCCTGATACGGGCTGTAAAATTTGAACTTTCATTGGGTCTAATGAACTTGATGCTTTAAAGTTAACATCATCCAATAAACTAAATTCTGTTCCATTCTGTGATACTACCGTTGAGTTTGCACTTACGATACCAGCGTAATCTAAGTCTGCTCTAAAATTACCACTACCTAAATTTTTTGCAGGAACATCAACTTCAACCGTAAGTTCTACCGTTGATGGTGCTGCTAATGTTGGTTTGTATCCATATGATTGAGCAATTGCTAGTACATTCTTTCTTTCTTCTGCAAATTGTAATAGTGTTTCTCTGAATTGATTGTCAACATAGTAATTCAATACATCACCCACATATGCTGCCATTTCAACAAACATCATTCCTGGTGATGCTTCATTGAAATCATTGTATGTTGTTGGGAAGTAACTCTTTGCAAATTCTATAAGATTTTGTCTTATATCACGGAAGTCTCTACCGAGATAATTTACCTCTTTCTTTACTAATTTTTTATTTGTTCCGTAGTCTACTTGCCTCGGCATTTCTTATTCTCCAATATTAAAATTAAATGTTAGTGTTTCAAAAGAATCAGGTTCTACTGATACTGAAAAGTCTATTGATACATCTACGATATTACTATCGTCTTGAACCACAACTATATCGTTTATGTTTATATATGGTAACCAAAATGAAGTTGCGTCTCTAATAACTTCATCTATTTGATTCTGAACATCTGGTCCTTGTTCGAATAATACATCAGTTAATCTTGAACCAAACTCAGGTTGCATAACTCTTTCACCTTTTGAAGTTAATAATAGATTTCTTAAATTAGCCTTTGCCTGTTCCAAGATAGTTTTTGTTTTATAAAAAAATCCCTGTGGACTATAATCTAATGGAAATCTAACTCCAATAAATATGTCATCATTATTATTTATTTCTCTTACACTTGCCATTATGGTCTAAAGTTTTCACCCTTTTTCTTTTTGTTAATTGCTTTCATTAATCCAGAATAATCACGAGTTAATGCATTTTGAACACCTTCAGGAACTGAGTCTACATTTGCTCCTGCTTTTTTGATTGTATCTACTGCTGCCATTTCTCGTGCTCGTTCTTTATTTTGAACTCCACCTAAATTACCATAACCCAATACTTCTGCCATATTCTCAGAACCTAAAACACCACCGCCCAATGATGGATACTCGTCAGTTTGACTTTTTCCCAAAGGATTTGTGTTGTTCAATACTTCGTTCAACGCTGTATTTTTGCTGTATTGTTTTTTAACTATTTGTTTTTTAGCTTTTGGTTTTGGTTTAGAAATTGTTTCTGATAAACTAATCTCTTTATCTTCGTTAATAAATATCTCTGTCATCTGTTTTTTAACTTCTTTACGGACAACTAATTCGATTATTTTTATTAAGTCTTTTTTCTTCATTACTACTCCTATTTAGTCTTGGTTATAAATTTTTTCCCATCGCAATTAATTCTGCTATTATTGTCATCTGGTCTAATTTCTTACTATCCTGTTCTCTTTTCTTAGAACTCACTAATATTTCTCTAACTTGTGGTGAACCACCAAAGTCAAGATATCTTTTTACATCTTCAGTATCAGCACCATCCGATATAATATCTCTAATGTCTATCGAATCTAATGGTGGATTATTTGGGTCTGCCTCATAAGCATTAAGTGCTTCTAATATAGAATCGGTAGAACCACCACCACGTTGTATAGCATCAAATGCTGCACTTATTGCTTCGATTGCTACAAGTGAAGCAGCTGCTTGGACTTGAATGTTTTTAACTTTATTTTTTGCTTTATCAATGTCATCAAAAAATTCATCCCACTCTGGTGTTTCAAGAGTTTCTAAATCATTTAACCCGAGTGCTTCTTTAACCTCGTTTAAAGATACTGTTTTCCATTCTTTTAAATCTACCCACTCCATACTTAAAAACTTTTTTACTCGTTTTAGCTCTTTGTTAAAAAAATTAAAATCATTTAGGTGACCGAATAGGTTTAATGGATTTGGTGTACCTGGTGCTATTACGGGTGGTAATATTTTACTTGCCGCTGAAATTACTCCGTTGTTAATAGCTTCTATGGTTGGTTGTAATGCTTCTGCGTATGGTATAATGTTTGCTGGCAATAATTGTGTATCACCATCTACATCATTTAATTTTTTACTTAAATCTTTTTTTACTCCATTGGAATAATCCGTTACCATTTCATTAGTTACTATACTGACTGAAGTATTATTTTTAATAGTAACATTTTCCCCTTTAATAAATATTTTACCTTTTGCAAAAATACCAATGTCATTTGTTTTGGCATTCAAAACAATTCTATCAGAATCAAAAACAATTTGTGGTTTATCATAATCTATATTAAATCCTCTAAATCCATCAATGCCCTCTGATTCAATACTACTTGCCTTTGGCCCCTCTGTAAAAGTGGGTTCTGAATAAACTATCTTTTCGTTAGTCGTCAGATAGATAGATGCTTTATCGACTTCGATATCTTCTCGACCACTTTTAACACCTGCAGCAATTTTTACATTAGGTGATGAACCAGTTCCAGCAGCTTGATTACTACCCAAATGAATTGAATTTCCAAACCTTCCTTGAATAATAGTATCCCCTTCATCAGGATAAAGTTTTTCGGGTAATACATCTTGAAAATATTCACCTTGTCTGAAATCTTTTAAATCTGCTTTAGCGTTTAATGTTGGGGTATCATCATCATCTAATGAATCAGTTTTGCTAACACCACTTATATTAAATTTATCAAAGTTTACATTTGATAGAACATCGTTCAACTTACCAAAGTAATATCTATTGTTGTTAAATTCAAATCCAATTATGACTTCACCAATTACTGGATATTGTAATATATTAGAATCTATTGGTAAAAACTCTTGCAATTCGGAAGCCCTATTACCTTGTTCTGAATATATATATCTACCAAGTATAGCACCTGGTTGTGATGTTGATGTCTCATCAGTTACCTTATCTATTAACCTAAATGTATCCACAACTTCTACTGCTTCTAATTCATAGAATAAGTGTTCCACACCTATTTGCGCGAGTTTGTTTTTTAATCCATCACTCGTAAGTAATTGATTATCTAAAGGATTTGATTCTCCACCAGAACCCTTCTTAATAATGTGAGCCATTAGTTTTCCAGTTTAATATCTTGAATAATTTCGTCTTGCTTGTTTTGTAACTCTTGAACATTTTCTTCTATTGCATCCATCAATTGTTCTTTTTCTGATTCGGATAAACCGAACTCGTCTCCATCAGCTGTTGCTCTTCCTTCAGCTGCTGTAATTCTTTGAACGATTGTTGCTAGTTTGACGAGTTGCTCATCGTTCTTTACATTAATTTCTAAATACTCTTTTAGCATAGGTATAATCTGAATAGCGCTATCTCCATCTTTAATAAACCCTACCACTTCTTTCATTAGAACTTCTAATTGTTTTTTATTGGTATGAGAATTATCATAGATGTCTTTGAACACATCTCCGAGTGTTTTTCCTTTGAATATTTCGTAATCTGTTGACATAATTTTGCTTAGTTTTGATTGTTTTTAATCTAATAATAAATAGGTAAATTTGAAAAAATAGGGATATATATTTATATACTCGTTGATTTTTGTTAGATTTGATGATAGTTATTATACGACTACGGAATTTGTAGTCTTTTAGATGAATAAAAAGGGGAAACTAAAATGAAAAATACTATGGCAATGGTAGTAGATGTAGTAGCAGGTCTTAAAGATGTGTTATTATCTATTATCGGTCTTGGGGTTCTCGTTCAACTGATTTTTGTTGGCGGGTTCTTCGGTATGGACATTATTGGTAATCTTATCGGTTTAGTGAATTTATTTGCAACAAGTGGATTCGCTGGATTTATATCACTATTGGTGATATTAGGATTACTCAATAAGTAAAAGAAATAAAGGTGGAATTAAAAAAGGGCAATAGAAATATTGCCCTTTTTTGTTTTAGGTGAAATTGTTATTTACTTCTGATTTTTGAGTTCGTGTCGTTTAAGATAATTAAATGCCTTAGATATTGATTTAAAGTCATCACCCAAAATACCTAATCCCTTATTACAATTCTGACATAACCAACCTCTAAATTCATTCGTTATTGGGTTATGGTCACAACACAATGCAAACTTTTTATAATTTTCTATACTACCAGGTGCACTACCACAAATCTCACATTCATTGGGAGCTGGTGGAGCATTCTTTTTTATCTCTTTGAGTATATTAGTTCTTTCTTTAATACAAGGTTTACATCTACCATCTAACCCATCGTACCTTGTAGGATGTTTCCAATATTGGTTGAGTGGTCTTTCTTTATTGCAATATATACACTTTTTTGTTTTATTGGCTACCCACATAGGATTCTCCATTTTTCTATTTACAAGTTATCCCAACTGCCTGTAAACTTGGTTTCAATTGAACCCGTAGTTAGATAATTGTGTTGTAGATTAACGTGATGTTTTTTCATCACATTCACGACACGAGTTATGTGTTGTGTATTTGAATTGGTCATTTCTCTAATCATAATGTATAGAGCTTTTTTATTGAAGTTATCAATATTCTCTCTATGTTCCATAAGATACAATACCGAATTAGCAACATCCATATCTTGCTTTCGTTTGAAAACCGTAGTCAAGTTGTTTGACCAATACTCAATAAACAAATCAAGATATTCTTTCTTTGCCGTAACTAAGTCAGCTCTTGTTGCTTCGGTAACTGGATTACGTTTGTAATCAGTAACTTCCTCACTATCAGTTTGTTTCATCTTCTTGTAATTATTATTGTTGTGTAGAATCAAATAGTTCTTAGCAACAATACTAAAGTATGAGAATGCCTTTCCTTTACCTTCAGTAAATTTATGCATATTCATATATAGAAAACTAACTACTTCGTGTTTAACATCATCTGATGGGACATCAAAGTAATAAAACTTAAATGTATGAATGATATTCTCTGCCAGCTTTTCAAAGGCATTTCGGATATGTTCATTATAAATTCGTTCTCTCATATAAGGTCTGTCTTCCTTATTGTGACGAATAATTGCATTTTCAGTATCTTGTGTGAAGTAATATCTCGGTGAACCTTTTTTTGCTTTTCTTGGCATACTATAATTCCTTTTCTGTTATTTCGTTTAATTCATCTACGGTAGCTTTGATTGATTGAAATACAATTCCAACTTCATCATCTGCTTCAAAGTTTCCTTTGTCGTCTATCTGTTTTAATGTTGTCTGTGTATCAATCACTCGTTGTGCATAATCTTCTATCCAAGTTTCCAATCGTTCAGTTTTTCTCGTTAAGTTAAATATAACATAACTTTCAACTAAAGTCAAGATAATAAAAAAGATTAAAAAATAAATCATCATTTTGTTGCCTCCCCGAATAGTTCATTGAATATATCTTTCGCATCTGTTGACTTGGTAAACTTTTCCTTTACCTCTTTATTAACTGCTGCTTTAATGTTCGTTACTGACTTTTGAACTTTTTGACTCTCTACGGCATCTCCTCTATCCCATTGATTACCTTCAATGTGAGTTGCCATCATATCTGCTTGGTGTAAGATGTAAGCAATATTACTTCTCAATCCAAAGTCTGGATTATATCCCATATAGTATTTTGAATTACCTTCTTCATATAATCCGTCTGTTAATCTTAATCCAATAAACTCCCATTCTGACATAGGGATTTCAAAGTGTTGTAATATCCAACACGCTCTATCGGTTACGGTCATATATTGTAATTCTGAATTATGTGTAAATATCTCTCCACGATTCTTACGATGCCAATCTGATTCTTGTGGAACATAATAATCGTGTTTTAAGTTTCCAACTTTACCTAAGTCGTGATGTAGAGCTGCAAATACTAATTCTTCATTAGTAAAATTAATTGTTGCTCCATTTGATTCCCAAGTATCTCTTACTTGTTGCGCCATTTTTGTAACGTGTAATACGTGTTCTACATATCCACCCACCATAGCGTTATGAAAGTGTGCTCTACCACTTGCTGGCGCCACTACCATTCTATCTTCAAAATAATCATACATCTTATTGAGTTTTTCTAATCTATCCCCCTCAAATGTATTGTTTATAATTGTTCGTAAGTCCGTCCAATTTTGTGTTATTTGTTGTTCTGTTAATTGTTTCATTTACTCTCCTTA